GCAAATACAAAGTCATGAAGTATACTGCATTTAGTAAGTACTGTTTTGCCATGACCCCTAGGTAATATCACAGCAAGTTGTCTAGCATTTAAATCTGAAAGAGCATCGCATACTTCATAATGAAAGAATGGAGACTCTGAGCGCATAAAATCATCAGGCAAAAAAAGTTTACCGAAAGCTATTAAATCATTTTTAGCAAGTAGTAAAGCCTCTTCTTCAGCAGAGACATTGTGCTTATTTATATTGGCCATTAATCCTCAAATAAACCTTTATCAGTATCAATAACTGTTTGCACTGCTCCTCTTGAAAATTCTGTAGGCAGATTTAAAGGTACACCTCTATCACTTGCCTCTTGTGCAAACCATGATGCAAGC